TGCACCTGGGTGGCCCCCGAGGTGGACGACCCGTTCAACGAGATCATGGCCCCGGTGGTCGAGGGCGGCATGGGCTGAATAGGCGTCCACTTGGAGTTCTGCCAGTCCACCGACGACACCACCGACTGGGCCGGGTCGCCGTCCATCACCGCGGTCTTATTCCACGAATCCACCTCCACGAAATGGCCGGCATTGACGTTGAAAGAGGCCAGGAAGTACACCACCCCGGACGAGGTGCCGTCCTGGGCGGTCAGCACCACCGGCTGGGTGATCGGCCCGTAAATCCGGTACTTAGGCCGGACCGGCAGGTCGCCGTACGATTTGACCACCGCCGACGACCTCGAGCCGCCGCCGGCCGGGTAGGCCCGGTTGAAGGTCAGGTCGTAGAGGCGGCCGGGGCTGGCCGACGCCCCCGACCAGGAGATGGCGGTTTGGAGGTTGGGGTCTATAGCGGCGGGGTCGGCGGCCAGCCATTGCATCTGGATTTGGCGTTCCTGGCCGCCCGCGACCGGCCAGGCGTACCCCGACGGGCGGAGCACCATGGTGCGTTCGGGGGCGCCGGGCCGGTCCAGCACATAGTGCAGCACCGGGCGGGCGGAGGGGACCATGAACGGGGCGAACTGGGAGGCCACCGCGTCTATGCGGGCGCCGGCGCCGGCCACGGTGTGCACGGAGGCCGACACCACCCGGCCGCCCATGAACTGGGTCCGGTCATCCACCCCGTCCTGGGAAGGCTTGTCCGAGACGACCTCCCGCACGGTCGGATAGCCCAAATCCAGGCTTTCACAAAACCAGCCGCCCGTGAAGTTCTCCAAAGGGACCACCAGCGAGCCCAAAACCAGCCAGGCCGACCGGGCGCACGAGGGGCCGGTCGGCACCCAGGCCGGCACATAGGTGAACACGACCGGGTTGGACGTGCCGCTAGGAGAGGTGACCGTGATGTTGACGGCCCCGTTGGCGTGGTTGGGGGCGGTGAACAGCAGGCCGGTGGGATTTTGGGACAGCAGCGAGGTGACGGCCAGGGTGTCGACAGTCACCGTCGTAACGGTGTCCAGGCCGGTGCCGTACAGGGCGATGGTGGCGCCGATCAGCCCCGAAGAAGGGTTCGGCGAGGGCGAGGTGAGGGTGGGGACGGCCATCTCAGACCCGCTGCGTTCGGATGACCCAGGCCGCCTTACGCATGAACGCCTCCACGTCCAACTCGGTCGAAAAGTGGGCGTTGGCGATGACCACGGCCGGGCCGGCCGGGCCGGGCTGATGTCCGACCGGTACCACCGTCTCCCCCTGGTGGAGCAAGGCCAGCCCGGTGGAGGTGATCGTCCCGCCCGTCTGCAAACCGGGAATGTGGGAGGCCAGCCCGGATATGACCCCGGCGCCGGGGATGCTGGGTACTTTGAGTTTGCCGACGGTGTCATCCCACACCCGTTTGATGAAATCGGTGGCGGCCTTGAACGGGGCCTCCAGCAGGTGTTCGACATCAGAGATGGCGGCGGAGATGCGGTGGGGTATGCCGGTGAAGAAGGCGACCAGGTCGTTGAAGGTTTGGCGGATCCAGTTGGCGGCGTCCTCGACCGGTTTTTTGAGGAAACCGTAAATCTGGCCCCAGGTGGTTTTGATCCAGTTCCACACCGCTTTGATGCCGTCCCATATCTGGTCGCGGTACCGGTAGATGGCGCCGACGGCCAGGGCGATGGGTCCGAGCAGGAAACCGAGGATGAGCGGCCAGTTGACTTTGATCCAATCCCACACCGCCCGGACGGCGGCCAGGATGGCGTGCCACACGTCCAGGGCCACCCGCTTGATGTCGTTCCACACGTCCTTCAGGACCCCGGTTTTGACCAGGACCAGCACGATGATGGCGATCAGGGCGGCGATGGCGATCACCACCAGCCCGATGGGGTTGGCGTCCATGGCCACGTTCAGGGCCCATTGGGCGATGGTGGTGATTTTCTCCCAGGCGGCCAGGGCCATCAACTCGATCCGGGTGCCGAGGGCGGCGGCTTTGGCCGCGTCCATGGTGGCGGTGCCGATTTTCATGACCGAGCCGAGGCCGGCCATGGCCGTGCCGGCCGCGGTGATGGCCGGCCCGTACTTTTGGCCCAGGGTGGCGGCGGTGTCCTCCAGGTGGGCTTTGATGGCGGCGATGTGCCCGCCGAAGGTGTCGGCCGCGGCGGAGGCCTGCCCTTTCAGTTTGTTGGACAGCTCGTCCATGGTGGTCATCTGGCCTTTGGCGGCGGCTTTGACGGTGTCCTGGGCGGCGGCCACTTTCTGGTGGGCGGCGACGGCTTTGGCCGAGGCGTCGGTCACCTTCTGGGTGGCGTCCCGCAGCTTGATGGCCTCGGCGGTAGTGAGCTTCTTTTTGCCGGCGTCGACGGCCTCGATGTCGGCCAGATGCTGTTTGGCCGACGCCAACGCCTTGTCCGCCGCCTCGGCCGCCCGGGTGGCCGCCTCCAAAGATTTGGTGGCAGAAGCGGCTTTGGGGGCGGCGGTGATCCCGAAGTCCTTCAGGATTTTGCCGGCCCCGTTGTAGGCCTTGCCCAGCTGTCCGGCCGCGGTGGTCAACGATTCGTGTTTGGCCGCGGCCAGGTCGGTGGCGGTGTTCAGCAGGCCGAGGGCTTTGGTGGGGTCGCCGGTGGCCTCCGTCAGCTTGGACAGGGCGTCCTGGGTTTCGGCCGCCGTGTTACCGAATTTCTCCTGATGTTTTATGGCCTTGTCGACCTGGCCGGCGTAGTCGTCGTAGCTTTTGCCGGTGGCGGCCACCGCGGCCTGCAACTGCTGGTGGGCGGCCTGGTCTTTGGAGCCGAGGGCGGACAGGCCGACGCCGACGCCGACCAGGGCGCCGCCCACGCCGATCATGGCCGTGGACACACCACCGGCGTGCTCGGCGATAGACCCCAGGGCGCTGTCTATGCCGTCCAGGGCGGCCCCGAACGGCCCCAACACCCCGGTGGAGTTCAGCACGTTCAAAGTGCCGGAAAAGGCGTCGTGCATCTTCCCCGCCGCGCTCGAGGCGGCTGACCCGACCCCGGACACCGAGGAGGCAAAGTTTTTGAGGTCGGCCAGGATGCGGACCGTTACCGACGGGCTGGGCACCTGCTATCGCCTCTTTAGTTCGGCCGCTTCGCGTTCCATGTGCCGGACGAACGCCCGGAAAATGTCGTCGTCGAGTTCGGCCAGCTGGTTGGGGGTCATTCGCCAGTAGCGGCAGAGGGCAGCGACATTGTCGGCCGCCCGTTGGCGATAGGGTCCGGCGCCTCGTCGCCCAGTTCGATCTCCACCTCCCCGGCCATCGACCACAGCTGGTCGGCGTCGAGGTCGCGGTGGCGGCGGCGCAGCTCCATGAAGGCCATGGCCTGGAACTTGTCGGCCGACTCGTCCGAGGCCAAAAGCTGCTCGAAGGTGCGGCCGGTGGCTTTGGTCAGTTGGCGCATGTCGGACGGCCGCATGCGCAGCTGGGTGGCGTCGATGCGGATCGGCGGCTCTTCACTCATGGACACTCCCGGCGTCGGTGGTGGTGTTGGTCCAGGGGTACCGCTCGAGGGTGGCGGCCACGGCGTCGGCGTACGCCTGTTCGCCGGCCGGGCCGAGCCGGGCCGCGGCCGGGTACAGGTAGCGGCCTTGGGGCAGGTAGGGGCGGTCGCCGGGGTAGCCGCCGAAGTCGACCGGGCCGGCGTAGACGGCGGTCATGGCCACCGCCGCCCCCAGTTTCAGGGTTTCCACCACGACCGAGCCGGCCAGGGTGCCGGTCACATGCGGGACGGCGCTACGGGTGGCGTCGGCGACGGGAGTGATAGCGGCCCGGCCGGCGGTGCGTAGGGCGGCGGCCAGCGGCCCGGACGGGGCGGCCATGCGGTCGAAGTCTTTGACCAGCGCTTTGACCCCGACGATTTCGGCGTCAGGCACTCTAGGGGTGGATGCCGGCCACGAAGGCGGTGCCGTTCCAGTTGGCGGCCAGCCGGTCGGCGGTGACCACATACTGGCCGGTAGCCCAGGTGGCGGCCGGGGTGCCGGTCAGGCCGGCCAGGGCGGCCAGGTTGGCCGGAGTGTTCGCCCCCGACGGGGTGAAAAAGCCGGGCGAGCCGGCGGTGGCCCCGGTGGCGGTCACGGCGCCGGTGTCAACCGACGGCGGGGCGGTCAAAATCCAGTCGATATCAACCTCGGAGAGGGTGCCGGCGTCGCCGCCTATATACCGGTACGGCTGGGGGATCATAAACCCCGAAAACTGCGGGTTGCTGGCCGACACCGCCTGGGACGAGTAGGCCCGGCATTTGAACTGGGCCGGCTGCTGGCTGGCGTTGTAGGCGGCCACCGCGGCCCGCAGCACGGCGTCGGTGGCGCCCGGCGCGAACGACTGGGCGAACTTGGCCACGAAATGCCACTTAATGATGGCCGGATAGTCGGTCTCACTGCAAAAGGTGGTAACCGTGACCGGCTTGTTTTCCGGGTTCACCTCGAAATGCAACCCCAGGCAGCGCAGGTTGGCCCCATTTACCTCCACGTAGCCGTCGGTCAGGATCAGCGGCGTGGCCACCGGCGGGGTGGGGTCGGCGGCGAAGGTGGTAGGCCCGTCGAGCAGGCCCACCCCGCCGTTTTTGTCTGACATTGTGTTTCCTCCTTACATGCGGATAGTGAGCATCAGGTCGGCGGCCAAATACTGGCCGCCGCCCACGTCGAGCAGAGCCCGCCAGTTGCGGGTGCCGGTCACCACCAACACCCCGTGGGCCAGCAGGCCGCCTAACGTCCGGTCGGCCTCCAGGCAGGCCCGGGCGGTGTTCAGCATCTGGTCCAGGACCGACGCCTCGGGCAGGCCGGCCACGGTGATAACCGGCAGCGTGACTTCGTCGACGCCCATGATCGGTATGTCGTAGATCACCGTTTGGGGCCAGCCGACAATGAAAGCGGGAATGTTGAACGTGGGCGGCGGGTCGGCGAAAGCGGTCACCCCGCCCTCGGTGGCCGCGAACAGGTCGGCAGCGATCGCCTGCGCCACCGACGCCCGCGCCCAGGACATCAGCCGAACACCATCGGGGCGCAAACGGCGTACAGGTCGTCCTTGTCGGGGTCGTAGCGGCCCACCCGGATCAGCCCGGTATCCGCAAACCCCAACGCCCCGTCTATGGAGTCGCGGCGGCGGTACAGGCGGGCGGCGTGGAACAAACACGCCTCGTGGGCGGCGTCAGGCAGGACGGTGGTGTCCCCCGGATAGATCGGCTCCAGGGCGGGGCCGAAGGTGCCGTCGCCGTTGTCGACCAGCTGGGAGCCCATGCGGCGCTGGCCGTAATCGACGGCGGCCGACAAGGCGGTCTGGATAACCCCGTCCTCAGTCGGGTCGGGCTGCAAACGCAGCAACGTCCGAACCTCCTTAAGCGTCGGCCAGACCGCCATGCCGGTCAGCCGTTCTTGGCGTTCTTGGCGGTGCCGCCGTTGGCTGGGGTGGCCTCGGCTGGGGCGTCGGGGTCGGGGGCGGAGATGTCGACCTCTTCCATGGTCGGCAGGCCGGTCACCGCGGAAAGGTCCAGCGGCACGTAGGCGCCGCCGGCCAGCATCTTGTTGGCCAGGTAGCCGCCATAGGCCACCTGCACCCCCAAAATGCTCGGCTCGATCACCGAAAGCAAACCGATGACCTCCTCGTACACCTCGTACAGGTCGTCGGGGCCGACGATGCACGTTTTGGCCGGGAACAGCGGGCACACCACCCGGGGCAGGCCGAACAGGTCCCCGGAGAAGGTGGCCAACTCGGACGTGCCGGGGGCGCCCATCTCCCGGGTGGTGTCGACCGGCAGGACCACCCGGGTGGTGTCGACCAGCGAACCCAGGGCGGCCCACACGTCCAGCCCGCACCAAATCCGGGTGGGCATGCGCTGCCCGAAGGTGTAGGAGTGCATCCCGGCCGTGTACAGGCCTTTGGACCAGTCGGCCAACACCGGGGTGGCCGGCAGCGGCGGCGGTTTGGTACCGGTGGCGGTGGTAGCAAAATCGGCGCACACCGCCGTCTCGGTCTGTACGGCGTAGACCTGGGCCAGATCTCGCACCAAAATGTCCCACGCCGCCGGGGACGTCCAGTCGATGTCCTGGCGGGAAATGTCGACGGTGCCGCCGTAGGTGGCTTTCGTGAACTGCACGTTCCCGATCACCATGTTCTGGGAGGCCAGCTGGGTTTTCTCGCCGGCCTGCACGGCCACGCTGGTGTGCTGGGTGATTTTGGGGCGGGTGAACGTGGTGCCGGGGATCCCGCCCAACGCCCGGGCGCCGCCCAGACTGGAGATCAGCGGCCGGCGGTCGTCGATCATGTCGACCACCTGCCCCACGATCGGGGTGGGCAGGATGCCGGGGGTGTTGGTGGTGGTCTGGTTGGCCACCACCCGCTCGTTGATCAAAGCCACCCGACGCCGGGCCTCAGGGTCGGGTTCGCCGCCCATCATGGCCCGCGACCGGATCAGGTCCACCACGTATTCCCCGGCGGAGCGGTACTCGGGTAGGCGGCTGTCGCCGTCGACCCGGCGCGGTACCGCCGGCAGCCGGTCGCCGCGCGGCTGCGGCAGCGCCGCCGCGGCGGCCTCATGCGCGGCCCGCATGTCCTCGTAGTCGGCCAACGGTTTGATCTGGGCGTCGATCTCACCCAGCCGCTGCTGGGTGGCCGTCAACAACGATTTTTCGGCGTCGACCAGGTCCCGGTCATCGGACACCTGCGACAGCACCGCGTCCATGGCCGCCATCTGCTCGGCCCGCTGGGTGCGTAGACGGTCCAGTACAGGATTCATCGGAACAACCTCCGCGTTAGTTGGGTCAGCTGGCGGGGCTGTCCGACGGGCTCACGTCCGGGGCGGCCAGGGGGCGAAAGCCCAAGGTGGTCGCCAGGGGACGGGCAGGGCCGGCCGCTTGCGTCGCTTTCAGGGGGAGCGTAGCTGGTCGGCGATGCGCCGCCAGCGATCCACCTCGCGCGGCGGCGGGGCCGGGGGCCGCCAGGCCGAGCGGACCATCGTCACCGCGGCGTCCTCGAACGCCGGGGTCGGGGTCATCGACACCTCCACCAGCCGCGACACCAGCCGGGTCACCCGGGGGAGCTCGTCGGGGTCGTCGGAGAACGGGTCGCCGTCCTCCCAGGCCGGGGCGCCGGCATCGTTGAACCCGATCGACAGGCCGACCAGATCGCCCGCTTCGGCGGCCTGGGCGGCCCGCTGCGCCTCGGCCGACTCGTTCAGTTTCCACACCCCGTGCAAACCGTCGGGCGGGTGCGACCACGACTCGGCGTGGCCGATCGGAAACGAGCGGTTGTCGTGGAACAGCAACAACGGCAGTTTCTGGCTGACCGGTCTCGAGGGGCTGGTCGACCGTTTGAACGACCCGTGGCGGTGCTGCTCCAAAAACCGGCCGAACTCGGTCCGGACCGGCGTCCACTGGTCATACGGGACGGCCCGGCCCTCCAGATACTTGTACGGGCGGCCCACCGCCTGGACGTCACGCAGATTCCAGACGTCGGTGAAGTCGCGTAGTTCGGTCATGCCGGCACCTCCTGCGGTTCGGCGGCCGGTGGTGGTAGAGCCATGGGCGGCGGGGGTGGTGGTGGGGGTGGTTCGGGCGGTCCCAAATCCTCGTCGGTGGGGGCCAGGTTGAGCATGCCCCGGGCCTCGTCCAGGGTGACGATCTTGCCGTTGTAGGTGGCCACCGCGGCGGTGGAGGTGACGGTGAGGTCGTCGGAGAGCAGCTGGTTGCGGTCGAAACGGATCTGCTGGCCGCGCGGCAGCCACGCCCACGACCACACGTCCTCCAGGTCGGCCAGCACCGGTTCCAGGGAGGTGCGCAACACCTGCTGGTATTGGGGGGTGGCCGTTTTGTACGTCATCCCGGCCACCGGGGCGCCCAGCCAGTAGCCGTCGATGTTGAACAGATTCGCCGTGTCGACCAGGGACATGTGGCGGGCCTCGATCAGCTGCGTGTCACTCGGCGACCAGGCCAGAGGGATGACCTGGGTACCGTTGGGGAGGATGGCCGGCCGGCGGTTCGGGCCGCCATATTTGATCTCCCAGGAGTCGGCGGCCTGGTCGGCCACGTCCTGCGTCAGCGTGGCCTGGGGGGTGATGATGGCCACCGAGGGGACGGCGGCGCCGGCCAGGGTGGCCGCCTCGTACACCTCTTCCATGGCCACCCGATCCAACGTGCCCAAAGCCTCCTCCACGATCCCGACCCCCCGCACCGCTCCGAACCAGCGGTCGGCGCCCCGCTTGACGTGGATGACGTCGTCGGTGTTGAGGGGCTGGCCGTAGAAGTAGTAATCGGGCAGGGCCTGGCCGGGCACCCACACGATGTACACGTAGTTGATGGGCAGGTACTGGACCGTCAATGGCCAGCCGTCCACCCCCCTCGAGGTGACCAGCGACACCGCATTCCCCGACAGCAGGTAATCCTCCACCGAGATGCCCACGAACCAGGAGCCGGCGTTGAGCGGGTCCGGCCGCTCCAAAAGCCGGGGCCGGGGCAGCTTCATCTCCCCCCGGTAGGCGTCCATCTTCATCTGACGCACCAGCCCGGAATAGATCTGCAGGCAGCGGGCCACAGCCGGGATCTGACGGGCCGAGGTGGCATCCCACACAAACGGCCCCACCATGGCGTTGGTGCCGTCCGGCGGGGCGAACCGCAACGACGGCGCCCCGGCCGAGGTGCGCCCCAGCGGCCACGGTCCGGGGTTGCGCGACCAAGTCAAAGACACCGACCCCGAAGCGTAATGCGCTTATCCACAGCTATTACGGATAACTAGAAAATGCGGAAATCGCCCAACGCGGCCGGGGCGTGATCGAACCCCCAGATGGCGACGGTGGCCGCGGTCAGAGCCGCCAGGCTGCCGGCCGACTGGCGACGGCCCCACGCCCAGGCGTCGCCCAGCGCTCGCCTGGCGGCGTCGTTAGCCGCCGCATCGAGCGCCGGGTGGGTTCGGTACCGGACCGCGGGCGGGTCGCTTACAAGGGCGTCGAGGAGGCCTACGCAGGCCGCCGCGTACTCCTTCGCTTTCAGGCCGGTGAGTTCCAGCCCGGCCCGGCGGGCGGCGTCGGCCACGTCCAGCGCCGGGCCGGCCTCGTCGAAGCACACCGCCAAAGGCCGCCAGCGCTCCACCAGCTCGGCCAGCCGCTCGAGGAGCCAGCCCACCCCCGGGCGCTGGTCGGCCACCTCCACCCGGGCCGTACCGTCGGAGTCGCGCCAGCCGGCCACGATGGCGGCGTCGGAGCGGTCGACGGCCACGTCGAAGGCCAGCACCAGCCGGCCGACCTCGGGCAGCGGCGGATCGTCGTCGGCGGCGGCCCGCCAGGCGGCCAGGGGGATCACCCGGGCGGTGGTCGACACCCAGCGGTTGCCGTAGGCCCGGGCGAACTCGTCGGGGCCGAGCATGTCCAGCGCCGCCTGCATGGCATCCGGTCCCACCGTGTGCCCGTAGGCGGGATGGTACACCGGCCATGAGACGGCCTGGCAGGGGTCCAGGCGGTCGGGGCAGGACCATTCGAAGTAGCAGATCCCCGAGGTGCGCCCGGCGTTGACGGCGGCCCTACCGGCCTCGACGGTGCCCAGCCACCAGGTGGAGGTGGCATCCCCGGCGGTGGACACCTTCCACACCTGGGCGTTCGGCCTCGTCGCCTGCGTAGGCACGATGGCCTGGTCGAGCTGGGTGCCTCTGACCAGGTCGAAGGCCCACGGCTCGTCGACCACCACCAGATCGGAGGTTTTGCCGTGCAGGCCGTCGGGGGTGGGCGGGAAGGGGCGGATCAGCCCGCCCGTCGGCAGCCATTTGATGTGCTCCGAGCCGGCCGCCCGGCGCAAATGGACCTTCGGCACGAACGGGGCCAGCAGCGGCCAGTGCTCGTTGATCAGCCAGTCCACGGCATGCTTGCCGGACTGCTGGGTGAACCAGCACCGAGCCCGGGGCACCACCAGGCCCCGATGGTCCAAGACGGCGCCGAACAGGGTGGTTTTGCCGGACTGGCGCGGCACCGTCACCAGCACCAGCTGGTAGGCGAACCGGCCCGCCTCGTCGACCTCCAAGGCCACATCGGCCACATAGGCCTGCCAGCCCATCAACGGCCGCCCGGTGGCGGCGGCCAGTTTGGCCACCGCCGGCCCGAAGGTCAGCCGGTCAGGGTGGCGTGGGGTTGCTAGCGCCGGCGCCGGGCCGAGCCAACTCGGCCAGCAGGGCGTCGAAGGCGTCGACCGGTTTCGAGCCGCCCGAGGTGAGCCCGGCCGCGGCGCGGAGGTGGAGGTAGCAGTCGCTGGCACGGCTCACCACATCCGGGTCGGCCAGGGCCTCGGCCAGGTCCAGGGCGTGGGCCTGGACCCGCAGGGCGGCCCGCTCGGTAGATCCGATGTCGCGCCGCTCGATGAGCTCCTGCTCGAGGGCGGCCTCAGCCCGGCCCCGTTTGCGGTCATTCCGGACCCGTTCACTCACCGGCCCGCCCGTTCCCGAGACGATCCGGCGCCGACGGCCGCTTAGAGCGCAAAAAACCAG